GACTGGATACATGTTCGTGGCAAAGGGGAGACTGACGGCTGGCTCCGCTGGCGGGACGACAACTCCCGGCTGCTGATCGCGGTGACCGCCCCCGACTGAACCGTGGGGCCAACGGCTGGGGACGATAAAGCGCGGCGCGAAAAGCCGCCGCCCAAAAATGCGAAAACTCCATTTTCAATTTTCTTGATAATATCAAACTTATCTTGACCACCTACCAATTACAATACACAAGTTCCTTCCGATCAGCTCCCTTTCCACCTCCTCCAATCGTGTAATTTATCGGCACCGTCTGCATGGCAAAACCCTTAAAGATTTTTTGCATCGCGGGGTGGTCGTTTATGGTCAGGATGGCGGAGCCTTTCATGGTACGCATGGCCTCGGCGAGCTTCTCGTATTCCTCGATCTCGAACGGTACGCCGTAGCCTTCCGTCTCGTAGTATGGAGGATCGAGAAAGTGCAGCGTGTAATCACGGTCCCACTTGATCAGACAATCATCCCAGTCGAGATGCTCGATCCATACCCTCGAGAGGCGAAAATGCGCCTGACTGAGATCCTCCTCGAGACGGAGGATGTTGAAGCGGGGTGGCGAGCTTGGAGAGGTGCCGAAGGTGGTGGAGCTGACCTTGCCGCCGAAGGCGAGCTTCTGGATATAAAGAAAGCGGGCAGCCCGCTGGACGTCTGTCAGGACGTGGGGCGGGGTATCCTTGTTCAACTCGAACAGCTGTCGGCTGGCCACGGTGAAACGGAACTGGCGGACAAACTCATCGAGGTGGTTCTTGATGACGCGGTAAAGATTGATCACCTCGCCGTTGATGTCGTTGAGCACCTCGACCTTTGCCGGGTCGCGCATGAAGAACATGGACGCGCCGCCGGAGAAGTGCTCGGCGTAGCAGGTATGGGGACGGCTGTGGATGAGAGGGAGGAGGGTTTTGGCCAGGCGGCGTTTTCCGCCCGGCCAGGCGATGACGGGATGGTGATTCATGTGTGAGGCTCCTTGAGTTATCAAGAAAGTTTTGATAGGATTTTCCTGCCGCGTCGACGTGGCGGGAAGCCTTCGGCCTACCTCACAGATAAGAGCTGTGGGAACGGGTGACCGGGCCATGCTCCAACATGGCCCGGTCGCTTCCTCTAATTGATTATTCCGCGTTTTCCAGCGCCCGCCGCAGATTCTGGAACATCAGCCAGTAACCGTAATCGTTCGGGTGCAAACCATCCCCCATATAGATAGCACTAACGGCTTGCCGCTTCGTGATTGCGTAATTGTCAACCACGTCGATGCTGGCGGCTTTCCCGTAGTCAAGGATCGCCGACCTCACCGCCCCCATGTCATATTTATACGTCGGAGCGGAGTTGTTCGTGACGGCATTGGCGATCATCAGTACCGGCTTAGTGGTCACGGAAAGACCGGCAACGACACGAGCCAGGTTATAACGTAGCGCATTCTGCGCTTCGGCATAGCCGTTACTCCCCGGTTCGGCCCGGTCGTTGGTGCCGAGCTGGATAAAGGCGTAGGCATCATCATCCCCGACAGCATCTCCGACCATGAGTGAGGCATAGCGGTTGGCATTGGTTCCGCTGATCCCCTGATTGGTGACCCGTAGCGTCCTGTTGATCCTGACCGCCTCTATCCTGAGCAACCGCCGGGTTACCGGGTCGCCGGCGACCACCCGGATCTTGATCGCCGCATTCCTCTTGTAGCTGCCAAAATTGTGCGTCCGCACATTGCCGTACTGAATCGGGACGCCGAGGTCAGTGGAACGGGTATCAAAAACCCCTTGGCTAACCTCATCAACGAACAGTTCATAGCGGGCACCGTCGCCGACAGAAGCAAATATAAGATCAAATCCGGTGCCGGTCATGGTCCAGGTCAATTCCGCCACGTCCCCGCCCGCCGGGGCAACTCCATCCAGAGTGCGGCCTACGGCGCTGCCGGAGCCGGCGGTATTTCCCCAGGAGCCGCCACCGCCTCCTCCTGATGAGTAGGTGGCGAACGGGGCGTACAACGGGGAGAGGTTGACCGTCTTGTTATAGGTCATAACGGCTTCGCCGGACGGCGACCCCGGCCATGCAGCAGCGGTGACACTGGAGTCCGAGAAATATTCGAGCCCCAGGAAAGTATGGAACAGATTAGCCCAGGAGGGGCTCGTGGCGTTGTTACGCGGGGCGTCCAGGAGCCCAGTATTGGCCCCGACCGAATTGGCGGCGGAACTCCCCACCCCCCAGGTGATCGAGTCCCCGATCAACACCACACCAATAAACTGCACCAGCGGGTTAATCAGATCATCGCGCAGGCTGGCGAGCTGGTGGCCGAAATACCTGGCGGAGCGGTCACCGACATAAGGTGTCAGTTCGTCAATCTGTCTCTGGGCGGTCTTACCCGCTGAGGTTGAGACCCCATGGGCTGCCACCGTGGAGATCAGCCAGCGGCCGGGCGAGCCGGAGTTAATAGCGGTCGGCTTGACCACCGTGACACCGTCGTCAGTCGCCGTGGATGACGTTGACCAGGTGTACATCTTGGCCCCGCCGTCGGCAATGGCCGAGCCGCCGAGCACGAGGGCGGCCTTGCGACCTGGACCACCAGATATGTCACGCAACGTCGTGACAGTGTCGACCCGGTGAACGATACTGGGCGAGCTGATAGCCCCCGAAATGACCGGGGCAGCCGGCGCGGCGGCAGTGAGGGAGACAGACGCTAAAAACAACAGGGTTATCAAGAGCAGACGCATAATTCCTCCTTATCCTTTCAGCAGATAGTAATGGTCGACACCATCCGGTATCAACCGGATGACCTCATCCTGCATGGTTAAATCCAACGACCGCTGGCGACCTTCGGCGGTCGGCAGCGTTTCATTCTCCTCCGCCGTGACGGTGGCCACATGCTCCGTGGCATCGCCCCTGATAACAATCAACTCCCGTGCCAGCACCGATGCGGCGGATTGCAGGGAGAGCACAACATCCGCTCCGACACACTTGATGACAATGATCCGGTCGCCAGGCAACACAGCCCCACTCTCCGACACGACCCGGATATGATCCGCTCGCCAGCCAGGACCGAACGCCGACACCAGCAGGTCAACCGGGACTTTCAACACCTCTCCGTCCTGCAGCAGCGGTATATATCCAGCCGGGTCTATGACTTCCGCCGCGATCCGGCCCGCCAGATATGCCCTCCAGGACAATGGTTCATTCGCCATACTCTTCTCCCCTTCTGATCGTCAGTCCGTCAGACCCGATCCGGTAGTCTCATCAAACAGGAAGCCGCCAGATGTCTCGTCATACAGCGGCGCAATAAACAGTACTCCGGCGAGTTTCGAGCGGGCCGGTTTAACCTCATTGATAGCCCAGATCACCCCGTTCATAACCGAAACCCCGGAAACCTGCTGATCCGGGCGCAGGTAGCAGACCACCAGGAACTCGGCCCAGCGCTCTGAATTGTCGTAATCCAGAATCGCGCCGGTACTTTCGTCATACAGTCCGGCACCGGAGGTCTCGTCATACAGAGCCCCGCTGGTGTTAATACGGACAACACCCGCCCCGGCGAAGCCGAACCCGAGCCGGAGCGCCTCCTCCAGTGAAGATGCCCTGCCGCCGCGAGCCCAGTAATGGTAGGCGAAGCTGATCCGTGCAAGCCAGTGCTCCTCCGGCTCCAAGGCATGGCGTACCAGCCCCCGGCTGGCGGCAAAACGGGAGAGATTGGCCGGCTCGCAGCGGGTGGGTGAATACTGGTCGCGGAGGGTAATAATAATATCCCGGACATCATCCAGGAGCCGTGCCGACCCCTCTGCCAGCAAGGCCAGCGCGTCGCTAGTCTGGATAAAGGTCGGGCGGAGCGTATCCCTGAAATAGTGCCAAAAGAGTCCCATTACGCCTCACCGGCCCAGGCCCAGGTCAGATTTATGCTCTCAATCGTGGCCAGGGCATTGTTTGCAACGGCAACATCGGTCACTGGCGCAGTCCAGATCACGCTCTTAATGTTCGGCAAAAGCATTGCCCAGGTCAGGCGGTCGCGGGTCATATCGGCACCGACTCCCAGGGGATCGATGCCGGCAATATTCGGCAAAACATTGAACAGAGCCCGCAGCCGGGCGTCGACGGCGGCGATGGTCTCTACAGGATCTCCGGCAGTGAGCAGCAACTGGGCGGAGATGGTCACCGGCACAGCCGCTGGGCCGTAGATCTGCACATCATCATTGATCGGCTGCTTCTCATCGTTATTCCCCGTACCGAGGATATTGGCGGTCACCAGGTCGATCAGATTCTGTGTCGGGATACCGGTAGTGCCGACAACGATCACATCCACCGTTCCCTGGCCACGCGGGTGCTGGTCCAGGATACGGACCCCGGCCACGCCGGTCACCTCCCTGGCCCATGCCTCATAGGCGTACTTGGTACAGCCGTTGAGCACCTTCCACGCCAGCTGGTAGCGCAGGCGCAGCGGCTCGTCGGTCTCGGCGTCAACCCCCTCGGAGGTGAGCCAGCCGGCGCGGTTTTCAACCGTGTCCACCCCGGGTATGACCGTGACGATCTCGCTGATCTGGCCGGCGCTGGCATTCGCCGCCGAGCCGTATTCCTCGGCCTCAATCGGGACGGCGACTTCGAGGGAGCCTGCCAGGAGCACGACCGGGGCGGTGGTCACGTAGCGGTAGACCGCGCCGGTGGCATCCGGCTTGGTGCGGATGATCCTGCCGGCGGGGATAGGCACGTTGCCGCCGTCCACCTCGCGGCAGAAATAGGCCGTTCCGCTAGCCTTGGTGGCAGCCTTACGGGCCACACCGACCTGCTTGCAGTGCAGGTCCAGCCAGAGGCCGGTGGCGGTGTCCGGGAACGCCTGCAGCAGCACCAGGGCGAGGAACTGGTAAAGCTGCCAGAGCCCCCAGCACCAGAGTTCGATCATCCCCCGCACGATCCCCTTGTTCAGGTTCAGGCGGACGGGGAGCCACCCCTTGGCGTAGTACTCCTCCTGTTTTTCCGCCAGGCGGTCAAACATCTCTTGTCGGATGGTATCGAGATCTTTAGAGACCAGGTCGTGGATTGACATCGCGTATCACCAGCTCCTTTTTGTCGCTCGCATAATCGATAACCAGGTTGTAGGGGTGATTTTCCGTAATAAACTCGAACGTGGCACGGGCGGTGAGCCCTTTTTCGTCCCAGGAGATCACTTTGCACGACACCGAGCCGAGGGTCACGCGGGGGTCCTCCTCGATCCGCTGCTCCACCTCGGCCTCAAAGGATATCCGGTTCGAGGCCGTGTTCTCATCACCGATCCACTGCAGGATAACGCTGCCGACCTCGCTGTCATAGAACAGCTCTCCCAGCGGGGTCATGAGGCGCAGGCGGATATCCTGAACCCCGGTCCGTGGCCCATCCGTCAAGAGCAGCTCGCCGTTTGCCGCCACTGCCGTCCGGCCATCATCGCCCAGCTTGATATCCTGTCCGAAGAGATCCACTTCAAGTTCCTTTCCGCCCGGAGGGCGAACTGAATACCCTCGCCCTTTGGGAGAGGGAGAGGGCCATCTACATCCCCTGCGCCGGTTGGTCGGTCACGCCGCCGCCCTGGCCGTTTTCCTGGTGCGTGTGCTGATTAAATGTTTCGCGCATGCCGGCCATGGTCTTCACGCCGTTCTGGTCCGCCACGTTCTGGCCTGCGGTGATGTTCAGGGTGGCGAGGATTGACTCGGAGACCGTCAGGCCGCCGGTGATGTTCACGTCGGCAATGATGTCCAGGGTGCCCATGTCCATCAGGCCGGTGGCGGACTTGATCTCCAGCCGGCCAGCCGGGGTGATGAGAAAGTAGACCCCCGGAGACTGCTGGATAACGAAGCCGCCAAGCTCGCAGGCCGGGGCCTTGTTCCTTGCCCAGCGGAAATTGCTGATGCGGGGATAGTTCGGGTCGCCGTTGTAGTACTCGATGTCGCAGAGGGTGCCGGGCGTGGGTGGACAGACGATGCCCCGCTCCGGGCCGCCCCAGAGGATCGGGATCTCGATGCGGGAAAGGAGCGGCTCGCTAGCATCGTCGCTCTCGTCGTTGCGCAGCGGCTGCACGTCCGCCCAGTAGGAGCCGTCCGAGGCATACGCCTTGACTATGCGCCCTTTCCTCACCAGGCGGTAATAGTGGCGCAGGTTCGGCATGACCAGCTCCACCACCCTCTTCAGCAGCTCTTTCAGGTCGGCGCTACTCTTCATGGGTGAGCCACCCCCAGAGCCCCTGCAGATAGTTCCCCTCGTAGACAAAGAGCCAGCCGTTGAACCAGAGTGCGGGCAGCCACGACCAGAAGCCCCAGAGGTTGCTGCAGTGATCGCAGCTGAACATCGGCAGGCCGGCGTAGATCACCTTATCGGCATGCGCTTCACAGACTGGGCAGATGACAGGTTTAGCCATGTTCCACCCCGTACCAGGCAAAGGTCCGAACCCTGTCGGGAGTCCCCGCGTGACGGATGCGCTGGGCGCGGTGAACGGCATCGATGCCGCGCCGGTCATCTACCAGATTGAGGCGGCGGGAATGGGTGAGATCGGCCAAGAGCCAGCTCTCGATGATCCCCATGCCGGAGCGCCAGTCGGTCGGGTCGTGGTTTATCAGGTTGGTGCTCGATGCGATCTGCACCGTGTCACCCGGCTCGTCGAAGTCGCCCCAGTTCACCCCGTCCCTGCCCAGCCAGAGCGCCCAGCGGCTCATGTCCAGGCCGAAGGCATCGCGGCAGGAGTTTTTCACCTGCGCCACCAGCTGCCAGACCGGAATCCTGGAAGCAGCCACGCGGGGGAGTACCATGCCGGTCTCGCCGATCCTGCCGACCGGCAGGCCGCTCTGACGAATGGCCCAGGCAACGATTGCCTCCGGAGTCTCGTTTTCCCAGCTCTGCTGGATGGTGGTCGCGGTCAGCGCCTTTGCCCCGTCGACGGCGCGGATCTCAAGCTGGTCCGAGGTCTCGCCGGGGTAGCGCAGGGTTACGGTGCCGCTCCAGACGGTTGGCACCTGGTTGCGGTAGCCGAGGCTGATCGTCACGGGATCACCGGTATTGATGGCCAGGTAAAGCTCGCCGGTCGGGTCGGGCAGGGTGATGCCGGCACGCCCCAGGGGGTAATGGCGCAGCGATTCGACCCACCAGTGCGGGGCGCGGAACACTTCGAGGTCGCCGATGGTTATGTCGACGCGGACTCCTGAGATCTCCATCAGTTGCTCCCTGCGTTGAACCCGGCCAGGAACGGCCCGTCCGGGTCGGCGACGATGGTCGTGCTCGCCGCCGGTTTGGCCTTGACAGTGGGAGCCGGGGTGCCCACCGCCGTTTTTGCCGCGTTGACCTGTTTTTCCCGCTTCACCACCGCCGGCAGGTGCTCGGTAAAAGAGAGGATGGCGCGGATGGTATCGGTGCGGTCATCCTCGTTGGACTCAAGCCCAGCGAAGACCACCCGCGAGACGCCGCGTGCCCGGAGGTGGCGGTTGACGACCTGTAAGATGCGCGGATTGGCCCCCTTGTCGGAGCCCTTGAAAATGGCGTTAACGGCCATCAGCTTCGAGTAGCAGTCGCCGGACTCGTCGCAGAGAAGATCCATGGTCAGGGTGATGTCAGCATCCTCCCAGCCGAGCGGGATCTTGCGCTTGCCGCTGGAATGGTCGTGATGGGCCTTGTCGAAGCGGACACCCGCCGCCACCCGCTGGGCAACCAGGATGCCGGGGAGGAGCATGCCGCCGATTTTTACCTCGCCATCCTCGAAGCTGAGATACTCGTCAGACATCGTACCCCTCCACCAGCGCCTGCAGCTGTTTGATGAAGTCGTTGGCGTTGGAGACGCCGGGAAGCTCGATCTTGCCGATCTGGATGACGACGCGGCGGTCATCACCGCCGGCTCTGCGGGCTGCCGCCGGCTGGTTGTCTGCCAGCGTGCCGGCGGAAGCCGGGGGCGGTGCGACGGCGATGTTGGTGGTCAGCGCCGCGCCGGCAAGGGCGCTCGCCATGGTCTTCTGCAGGCCGGGTGCCGCGCCGAGGATGCCGCTCCCCAAGGTTGTCATGATGCGAGAGCCGGAGAGGGTCAGCTGGGAGAGCGGCCCCTCCTTGGCGTCGGAGAATGGGAGCAGGTTGCGCACCTTGGTGAAGATTCCCTTGATGGCGTCCACCGGGGCCATGGCCATGGACTTCATGCCGTCGACCAGTGTGGCGATGATGGCGCGGCCCGAATCGAACAGATTGAGCCACCCCTGCAGCGTCGCCAGCTTAAGCAGGTTGCCTATGAGGAAGCCGAGGAAGAAGTTGAAGAACTGGATAGCGGTACGCACCGCCTCGAATTTGGTGTAAAGCCAGGCAAGGGCGGCGACTGCGGCGACGATGCCGACCACTACCCAGGTTATCGGGTTAGCCAGCAGCGCCGTGGTGAAACTCCAGACAGCCGGGATAAGACCGATCAGGGCTGTCTTGAAAAGCAGGACACCCTGGAGCAGCAGGGCATAGCCCATCTGCATCTTGAGAAACAGGGTGCCGCCGAAGCCGATGACCAGCAGCAGGCTGCCGATGGCAAGCGCCGCCCCGGTGATCGCCACGGTGATCCCGGCGATGATGCCGGCGGTTGTCGGGTTGGCTATGATCCAGCTATCCAGTTTGCCAGCCAAATTGTTAACCAGCTGCATGATGCCGGTCAGGCCGGCAACTCTCGTGACAACCGCGCCGACATGCGCCACCACGTTGGAGATGGTGCCGGTCAGGGTCTCCCACTGCATCTTGGTGCCGGACATGATCTCCTGGATCTTGGTCTGCATGTCCGCCTGGTTCTTCATCTTCAGGGTCATGGCGTCGAAGCCGGCAACCCCCTGATTGATGAAGACGGAGAGAGGTCGGGCTGCTTCCTGGCCGAACAGCTTGGAGAGAACGATCAGCTGCTCCTGGGGGTTTATGGCGCGGAGCTTCTCCATCTCGGCCATCATGTTGCGGATGCCGGTGAAGTTTCCGGCATCGTCGAAGAAGTTGAGCTTGATCCCCTTGGCGTCCAGTATCGGACCGACCAGCTTGGCGATCTTGCCAGAGTCGAGGCGGCTGCTGATCTCGGCCATGCGCGAGAGCGCCATGGCGAAGTTGGTGCCTGCCTGGCTCCCCTCGATGCTGGAGGTAGCCATCATGCCGATGGCCGCTGAAACGTCCTGACCGGCTTCCAGCCCCTGGATGCGGAGCGCCTTGAGAGACGAACCGGCATACTTGAGCGACTCGGCCAGATCGGTGACATTGACCCCGGCGGCACCCTTCAGCCGCTGGAGGATATCCATGAACGGCACCGCCTCCTTGTCGGCTATCCCGAGGGCCTCGGTGAACTTGGCCACATGGGTGGCACCCTGGGCGAACGGCACCTTCATCAGCACGGCGAACTTGGCAGCCGCCTCCCCCATGCCGCCGAGGATGACGCTGGTCTGCACCCCCTGTTCGCGCAGGGCGGTGAACATCTCGATCATGTCCTTGGTGGAGCCGGGGAGAGAAGAGCCGAGATCCTCGGCCAGCTTGTTCAGCTTGGCGTACTCCGCCCCGACTTTCCCGGTGGAGTCCATCAGCAGGGTGCGCAGGCCGAGCTGCGCCTCCTCAAGGTTGGCGAACTGGGTCACCGCCACGCCGAGGCCGATGGCCCCGGCCACCCCCGCGCCGGCAATCCACCTGCCATAGTCCTTGAACTTGTCGAAGACCGGCTGCAGCTTCTTAGCCTTGGCTTCGAGCGTATCGATGGTGCGGCCCATGGCCGTGATCGGACCGGATACCAGGTCGGTTACTCGCAGCAGGATGCCGAGTTTGAAGATGGATTCCACGTTACGCCCC